CTCGAAGACCCATCCGATGGCGCGAGCCAGGACCCCCCAACGGCCGCGGCCTTCTGCTCGCCTGCGAGCACCTCGATGGAGACCAGGCGGGTGGCATCGTCGATCTAAGTGCTGGCCTAAGACCAGGGCCACCGGTCAAGCTGTTGGCCTGGGCCTGCTCGAGCTCCACCCGCTGCAGCTTGGTCAGCGCCTGCTGCTCATCGGCGGCGGTGTACTTGAAGATCTCCTCAGACGTCAGTAGCCGAGTGCTGAACACCTGCGCTGAGCGGATCGTGATCCAGCGGTTAAACGCCTCCGGGCACTCATCCCAGGGCAGCGACCGCACCACGTCGGCCTCCAAGCTTGAGGATGTCAGCGTCCAAGGCGTAGGTGCGCTTCTCGCGGTCGTGGACCCGTTGCCCCCGCAGCTGGAAGCGCCCAGCCCATTGGTAGGCATCCGTCGCAAAGGACACGACATTGGCCGGCACCACGATCTCGCTGGTGCTCGCGTCCTTGGCGAACTCATAGCCCTGCTCGCCGTTCCAGCTCCACCCCTTCGTCTGTCCCTCCTTGTGGAACTCGAGGATCGTTCGCTCGGCCATGGTCGCTTCTGCGACCTGCTGGGTTTCAAGGCTGCTGACCGGCTGCTCACCGATGTTCTGCAGGCAGATGTTGACCGCCTCGAGCAGGGTTGTTCTGCTGGGTGTAGCTCCCTGGTTAGCGAGGCCCATCAGTGCACTGCATGGGTGCAATCTTCATCCTATCGGTAGGCAAAAAGAAAGCCCCCTGTCGACGCCAGTATCGCAGAGGGCGGCCGTTTACTGCCCGGATCAAATCTATGGAGATCGATCACACCTGCACACTCAGCCCGCAGGACACCCATGCCGATCGCCATGCGGGCAACCATCAAGGTGGCCTGATACAGGATGTTGAAGTCGCCTCCCTTGGCGGTGACCTGCAGGCTGGGGCGTTTCAGGGTCAGCACACCGATGGCATCTCGGTGGAACACGATGGCCTTGCACTTCGACAGATTCTGCGCATAGACAGCGTTTTTGTCGTAGTCAGTGTTGGTGTAGGTGTCCTGGGTGACGTGGTTGGACTCCATCACGGGGATGCCCTTGACGCGCATCAGGCGGCCGCTGGCAAAGGACCCGTTCTCACCACCGTCGGCATTGATCGCGCGGGTGGAATCCAGCAGCACGTCGTACTTATCCGGACCAACCACGCACATGAGGGTCCTTGGTTGGGACGTCCTTCTTCTTCATCGCCACCTTTAAGGCGCTGATCTTTTAGATCAGCTCATCACCTTTGGCATTGGAGGTAGCCCTGGCGTAGCCAGCCGAAAGGATCTGGCCCTGGCCCGTGGCGGTTGGCATTGACGGCTTTGCCCAGGGGCTCGGTGGTGGTCTTGGCGACGGCGTACAGCACACGTGCAGCACGCGCGTCCCATTCGCGGGCAAGCGATTCACCTAGCTGATGGGTGGCGTCCCGGCGGACGTCATAGTAGTTCATCATCTCTTCCAGGTCACAGGTCACCTTGCGGGCAATCATCAGACCGTCGAGGTTGATGGGCCGCTCATTGCGATCACCGGGGGTGACCCCCAGGATCGGCTTGCCGGGCTCGTGGTAGACAGCTTCTTCCCTGCCGCTGATGGGGAACGCGACGGATTTGCCGCCTGTGATGCTGCGCTCTTTTACCTTGTCTTTGAAAACGCATTCACGATCGAATGCAGATAGCAGCTCGGCAATGCCGAGTTTGAGGAACAGGGCATCAACTGCACCTTTCCCTTTAACCTGACCAAGGCGGTCAAGAGAAGAAGCGTCGGCCATTCGCCTTTTAGGGATTGCGAGATTTTGTCCTTTGCTTGGCTAAGTGGGGTGCCTCTCGCAGGAGACCCATAACAACTCATGTTTCGATCGTTGTCCTTTGCTTGGCTAAATGGGGTATCGCCCGCAGAGAGCCCATTCGTTGCGCAGGTGCAGAACAACTCATGTCCTGACCTTATAGAAGAACGCTCGACCTAGCGAGGGTCTTGTCAACCCACTGACGATACTTGGGATCGCTGTCGTAGGAGCCTGCGGTTCTTATCCCGCCTGCTGCGGGCATCGATCGCCTGCCGATCGCTCTCAAACACATCGGTCTTCACCGCAGAATCACCACCGATCAGCTTCGGCTCCCGGCCTGTGGCGGACGCGCGGGCCTGCAGCTGCCTAACGGCAAAGCGAGCAGCGGCCTTGTTGCCGCTATCGATCGCAGCGTTGTAGTCCGCCAGCTCCTGCGGCTCGAGGTTAGCCATGGCCCACTCGTTCAGCTGCTGGAACTGCTGCTCGCCGCCGATTGTGGCCTTGATCTCGGCCACACCAGCGCGGTCAGTGCGCTCTCCGCCGACGCCGGATCAGCGCCCTTGGGTGGCGGCGCTACGCCCTGCAGATAGGTCTCCACCAGCTCGCGCGGCAGGACCATCCTTCTCCACTAGCGCGTCGATGTCGCTGCTGGCGTCCTGGCCGGCGTAGACTTTCTGGGCCATCGCCAGCGGGTTGATCTGGGCCGCCTCGATGGCGCCTGCCACCGTGTCACCATAGAGCTGTTTGCCCAGTTCAGGGGTGTACTGGTCAGGCGTAGGCACTGGCTCAGGCTGGGCCTACTGGCCGCGTTGGCTGATCAGCTTCTGCGCCTCGAGGTGGGCCTTCTCTAGGTCCTCGGTGCTCTTGAACTTGCCGGCCAGCAGCTGGTCGCTGCCCGCCTCCGCTTCCGGTTGGCTGTCGAGCTGTTGCTGTTCCTGCTCGATCTCCTCCAGGAACCCGTCGATGGAGATCCTCCTGGCCGGGTGGCCACCAGGTTTTGGAGTTCGGGGCTGGGGGTCTGTCTCATGGTCATGCGGGTACCTCCTCAGTGGGGTTGTTCGGTGGGCTGGGATTCAGCCATCTCTTGGCTGGTGGCGGCGGCATTGGCCAGCTTCTGCGGATCGGCCATGCCGGCCGCCATCGCTTGCTGGACCATCGCTGCTTGTTGCGCCTCCTGCGCCAGCTGCGCCTCCGTCTTGACCAGGCCGATGATGTCCATGCCCATCGCACCAGCCAAGCGGCGAATCAGCTCAGCTGGCATCACGTAAGTAGCGATATCCTCGGGCCTCAGTGATTGCTGGAGGATGGCCATGAACCGAGCGGTCTCCTCCAGGTCGTTGCCTCGGCCAACGGCAGCCAGACCAACACTGACGACGGGCTCGGTTAACTCATCTGGCAATTTAGGCAGCTTCTTTTGACGGGTCAGAATCGCCAGCTTGCGTGAGACGTAGGTCTGCTGAAACTCGGTGGTGAGGATCGCGTAAATGGATCCAGGAGAGTTCTCGATCTGCAGTGCCTGCAGCCACACCTCCTCCGCCGTGGTGCGCTCAGAATCCCGCGCGTCGGCGACGCATGAACGCTTGGGCCAGCCGGGCCTCGATCCGTGTCAGGCCCTGGGATGCCACGTTCAGATCAGCGGCCTTGTTCACCTGGATGGTCTGCACGTCAATCAGGCTCACCGGGGACACAGGCACCATTGGGCGCTTCCGCCAGCTTCTTGGGGTTGGTGACGCCACTGGGCTTGACCAGGTGCTTGACCTGGGCCGACACCAGTGAGCCTTCTGCAATCGCCTGACTCAGGGCCTCGGCTGTCTGCAGATCAGCAATGCAGGCTGCCTCGACGTAGCCCCCGGTGAGTAGGCCTGCCCATCGAGCCTGTACATGCGCAGCGGCAGCCAGGGGGAAGCGTTGATGTTGGCGGTCCCACGGGAGCCGGGGATCTCCTGACCCTTGATCTCCTGAATACCACCTGACCTTCTTCCCCTCCCACTCGATGTGGGTGTAGAGCCGAATGACGCGCTCGTGCTCGGGGGTCATCTCGTCATCGACGATCCCCCTCACCTCACCGTCTTCTTCCTCGAGTATCTGGCGGGCATTGGCTGGGAGTGATTCGACCGATAGCTGCTCACAGACGATCGCCTCGAGGGGATTGCCCATCAGGTCGCGGCAGCAGACGTAGCGGTTGAGGTGGAAACACTTGAGTCCCTCCTCCGCCACGCACATGAGCGCGTTGCCGCCAACGATCAGGTGCAGCAGCATCTCGTGAACGGCCACACGATCGTTGCTGGTTTCGATGCTGCGCAGCACCGCCCGCTCAAGCCGAGCTAGCTCCAGGTCGAGCTGACTCTTTGAACGACCCATCTCTTCCGGTGTGGCGCCGGCCGCCTGGAGCTGCTGTTGATGCTTCACCAGCTCGATCTCATCGAAGGTGAAGCGAAAGAACGTCTCGGTCGGTGGCAGCAGCGCCAGCAGCAGACGGCTGGCCAGGTTGTAAACACCCCGAGCGCCGATGCCATTCCACGGCAGGGGGAACGTCTGGGTGTCGTTGGGGTAGGGCTCGTCGCTGAGCGGGATCAGGTACGGCAGCGTGAGCTGTGAGGCGGTCCATGCCCGCTTAAGGTAGTAGTTCCGGTTTGATTCCAGGGCGCGATAACGCTTCTCGCAACTCATCTCAGCCCCCGATATTCAAACCGACGCCAGGGCTGCGGCGCGATGAGCCAATGCGCAGGGTCTGGGTAGGGGATGTGTTCTTGACTCGAGGTCTTCCAACGCGGCGTGTGAGCGGTGCTGTCGGTGCAGTGACTTGGGCGCCGCCACGGCGGGACAGGATGCGCAGGGACTGTGAGGTGGCCTGAGTTCTCAGCTGATCCTGCGCAATCTGCAGGGTTTGAGCCTCCCTCGCTTGTTCGATTTCCTTTTATTGGGCCTGCCTGGCCTGCTCAAGCCGATCACGCTGAGCCTGCTCTTGTGCGCGGAGTTCCTCAGTCCTCCTCTGTTGCTCAGCGATTGCCTGCTCCTGCTGTTGCCGCAGCTGTTGAAGCTGGTCTTGTTGGCTTGCGGCTTCGGCCCTCCTTTCCTCCGCCAAGCGGTCGAGTCCAGCTTGTCGTTCCTCTAAGCGTTCCCTGTTTCCAAGCTCGGTCTGGGCTGCCACAAAAGCCACAAAAGAAGTGCCCGCCGTCGTCGGCAGTCTCGGTGGCGCTGAAGAGGCTGGAGAGCCTGAAGAACCTGAAGCCTGCTGTCTTGCCTGCCAAGCCGCCCATTCCCTCCAAGCCTCGCCAGCCCCTAATTGCCTATACTTCCAACTCTTAACCGCATCGATGAGAAATCTGTGCGCCTGCCTTCCCAAAGAAAAGGTTCCTAAGAGCAGTCCCTCTTATGCGACCATCGCGAGTCCACCTGTCTACATACTCATTCCAAGTATCCCTAGCACCCCTCGCCGTAAGGGCAGCGTCGATCCTCTCCCCCCCCTTGTACGTAGCGAATGAGAGGTGTCACGTCCCGCCGGCTGCCAAACAAGTTTTCTTCTGCCCAGTCCCCGGC